CGCACTACTTCAACAGCGTCAACGGCGGAGAGTGCATCCATTTTTCGTGATGCAAAATTCCTGACATCTTCGACAAGAATACTTCCGTTCTCGATGACAAGCGCGACTTTCATGCAAAGGTCAAGTGCTGCCTCTCGGCTTATCAAGTCGTTATTCATTAACTACGCCTCCATTTTCTACACACATTCCGCGCCATTCCCAATGTGTTCGATGCGATAATTCGGAATGCCCGGGAATAGTCCTTAGCCAACAATCGTCACATTTACCATTTACCGAACCTATATGCTTGCACTTTTTACATGAGCACATATTCCACAAGTCTGTCAGTGCTGCATCTCGTTCCCTCTTAACCTGTTCGAGTTCGCCAGAAAGATCTCGAAGTAACTCGGCAGCTTCAGCAAGTAATATATCTCCAGGATCTTCGTATGTATAACGAATACCATATGTGGAGGGGACTGGGGAACCGATTAATTCTGCGTAGTCAACTGGATCTCCTATATATTCATAGATAGTTTTAATAAGTTTATTTACATTATCCATACTTATCACCACCACATTGCCCAATATACTTTACTAAGAACATTAAAAAGATCATTTTTGGCTGTCTCAGCTAAATCATAATCCTCTTCAACGCTATCTAGTGCCAATAAAACCAACTTACAATCTTCAACCATTCTATCAACAGCTTCTTTTAAGGTCACTTCTTTGCCATCGATTAAGACTTCTTTACCGAACATGTACAACTTCTCAGTCATAACAATGTCTTTGGAAACTTCATCTTGAAAAAATCTCAGTCTTTCGTAAAGCCACATTATAAGAGTATGATCCATACTAAAAGTATCGCGGTCATCAAAATCTGGGTAATCTTCTTCGCCGTAGGGGAAGGGGAGACGATCCGGGAAAAGTTCGCGCAAGTATTTGTGTTTCATATTGTCACCTCATCTAATAACTAAACTCTTTATTGCAATTTAAGCAAAGACAATAAGTTGTTGATGTATTACGATCAGGATTAATATTTACTCCGTCTTTATAAACAGGCGGATAGTATACCGCAGTAGTAGTCGTATAACGTTCTTGATAGTAACTTGCACCACAATGAGGACATTTAGCAGATTGCAATTCTTCTACAGGACGATATACGCAATTAATAATATTCATAAAATCACCTCATAGACTGTCCTTGTATTCAGTAAAATACCAGATTAGTTCGTCGTGGAAAGTTTCGATGGCGAGTCTTGCATTTGTTTCAGAGTCAAAATATACAACAAATGCCTCATGCACATCCCAATGTTTAAAAGGTATGAGTCTATCATTTGGACAGTCATATATAATACTCCATTTAGTATCACAAAAACCTTTAATCCAACATAAACTACGTTCTCTATGCTCAACCGCAAACCGTCTCAGCTGGCGCATAAGCTTGTCGGCGCGAGCATTGTTTTCGGCGATGGTTTTGTCGGAGTAATAGTTTGCAGTTTCATAAAGTTTGTCAGTGTAGTCGAGAAAACTCTCGGTACAACAAGATACTTCTCCGTCATTATGAACACAAGAGAAATCTTGCCCTTTATCTTCTATTCGTTCATACCCAGTCTTCTTCTGTGGCTTAAGCAGCTTCTGTAGCTCTGGATCATGGATCTCAATGGGGAATTCCTTGCCTTCAACAATTAGCTTTGCCTTCATTCGTCTTCAACCTCCTCAACATCTAAGACAATTACCTTGCTGATATTTACCACACCATCAATACCACAAATCCTATAAGACTGATGTTGCGGCCATGGATAATCGTAAGTTGGAGGTGCGGTACAAATATCAAACTCTACATCGTAATCTGGATACTTTAGCAGCTGTTCTGCCAACTCTTTAGCCTTCATGTTCAATCCTCTTCTATATCTTTTAAAAATTCAATTTTTGGCAACGTGTCGAAATCATTACTTTTCCTCGAACTCCACAAATTTGATGTATAAATAATTTCACCAGTATCCATTCTACGCAACGTAAAATGTTTGCCGCAAAACCCTTTCTGCCAAATAAATTCATCCTCGTATTCAACGTGATAATTTTTATCCTCCGAGGGACAATAAAAAACATGACTATCATTAAATTCATTAATAACTCGTGCTCTTTCACTCCAACACTTTGAACACCACGGATGATCAGAATTCATCATAAATCCGCCACACTTAGGACATATTCGATGTAAATATCCTTCTTTTGCTTCCTCGGCTGTTTTGTAAATCTTAAGCTTTAAGAAATTGTTTAAACTATAATCACTTTTTCCTGTAAATCCAGGCCAAGGTAATTTTTTAAACACTTCTTTAATGGTTATATATATATCATTACTACATACACATATTTCTCTGATGCTATATTTTTTAGGTTGATGCCAGTTTGGATCAATTTCACAAGAATACCAATAGCCTCTCGGAAGCAGTTTTAATATTTTAGCTTTTGTTTCATCAAGCTTTGATTCATATTGCGCTATAGTTTGATGAATCTCATGTGCCTCGGATTTAAGATCGAACAATAGTTCGTGATTAATTTGATTCAACATGCTTTTCTCCTTTATTCAACGCATCATATTCTTCGCACCAGCTATTATAACGCTTAAGTATCTTCTCATATGGAATATAGCCAAAGTCAGCGACTAAACACATATAAAACCTTACATCTCTCACACGCCTATACTCTATTTCGGCAATAGTATCGAAAACTTTTCCCAAAGCTCCTATAGTATCCTCATCGCGATATTCTTCGAGACTTTGCAAGTTTTTGCCAAGTTCCTGCAGTATACCAATAAGATCACCATAAGTTACGAACTGCGCAGATTCTTCGGGGGTTAAGATGCTATTCATTTTATCAGCTCCTCTTGTTAAATTCCTTGACTTCAATTGGATGGCTCCAAGAATATTTTGTGTTACGCTTCGTTTGTCTCAAAGCCTTTTCGGCCTCTTCTTGTGTTGGATAAGTTATAACTTCTGCGCCTTCTCCGACTATCCAACCACATGTACCATCAGGATGTTGTACGCAAAGTCCCCATACGGGTTCATTACTGATTTGTTTCTTTGGTCTTGCCATAACACACCTCAAAATATCAAATGCCATAAGGCTCTAAGTGTGCGCTTCCATTTACCATTTTTCCATTCATAACCGTTGATAAAAATTTCATTTCCTATCACCGTAGTGCTACTATATCTAGCATGACCAGGAAGCGGTGGTAACTTCTCACCATTGATACACACCGTATCATTAACAATATAAACACCATTCTGACACGTTATATTCATTACTTAAACCTCTTAGCAATTGCCTTGTCGATCATTTCTTCAAAGTAACTTATGTTGTCCTTATCTATCGCCGCAATCTCGGATGCCTTGGGAGTAAACTCAACGAGAGCCTTCTTCTTGGCAATCTTTTCGGCCACGCGCTCGATTACGGCTTCAACAATTTCGTTCTGTCTAGTCTTGAGAACCTGGTCTATATGCTTCTTAACTTCAGAATACCAGCCGTCTGGATCTGCAACTTCATTCCAAACAGTTTCTGCAATTGCACCTGAAACTCGATTTAGTATTGTTTCTCGAAAATCTAATCCATACTCATCCTGAAAGTCGGATTCGTCAATATCAAAATAAAAACGCATGATAATCACTCCATTAATTCTGTATTGTCAAATTTGTTGCCGAGTACTGTTAGCCATTCAGAAGCCCATAGTGAATTTTTACTCGGTGCGGAGAAGTTTAAGTTTGCAACAGGTATTAAATCCCAACCACAATGTTGAGGAGATGAAAACCAAACCACTTCGCAGATACGACCAAACATAGTGCGTACATAATCATGCTCGTAAACAGGAACTCCATTCTTATCCATTAGGCCGGTGCAGCGGCACACTGTAGTGGGATCTACTATACGTATTCTCTCAAGCTCACAGCGAGGATATAATATTGTATCTACGGGTACAATTGCACCGACCAGCTCATCGTCAAGATAATAAACACATTCGGCATAATAGCCAGAGACCCATTCATCTGTACCATAAAGCTTTGCGCGGCAGATATTATTCATGATTTTCACCAACCTTCATGATAATCTTAGCAATCAGTCGTCTTCGTCTTCGAGTATCTGAGCCAACTCAAGTGCCGCTTCAATCATATCAGATAGATCCATATCTAGTAGTTCACGTATCTTCTGTGCAATTTCGTACTTAGTCATAATATTTCCTCCTATTGTAATTGCCGGTGTTTTCCGGGCTAAAATCGTTTTTATATTTTAGGCTTATAATTTATCGACTTCGATATTAAAACGCGAAATTGGATCGATTTTCTAATAGTCAAGTCTATGTTTTTGACCTTCTCGCTTCAGCCATACGTTCAGCTAGTGCAGCACGTTGTTCATCAGTATAATTTACATTGCGAGGTGGAGAAATTTTGAGCCAGCTCTTGGGAATATCCGCTACGATGATACCGTAGTTCGTGTCAGGGTAGTGACGAATATTTACATCATTAGGATGAGATTCCTTAAGTTTGAGGATCTTATTGATCCACTTGCGTTCGGCTGAGCTGAAGACAGCGTGGTTATCTACGTCAAGATAGTTGACACAGGTTTCTTTAATATCAGGCATCGTGAAGTACCTCCGTATAGATTTCAATATGATCAATGTCGGCTGCTACTACCCATTTATCTACGTCTAGAACGTATTTGTAAAACGCATGACGTGGGTAGCTAAATAGTTTTCTACCACACTGCATTTCAAAATCTTCTATCTCAACATACCCTTTATACCCATACGGTCCAGACGGGGTCATAAAATAAAGTTCAGTGTTTTGCGGGTTAGGCTGATAACCTGTAATTGGCTCAATATGACCATCAATAAAATATGCTTTACCAAACATGTGCTATACCCTCCAATAGTTCTGGGTTGTCTATGATATTACCAATAACTTTAATATCTCGAAAATCTCCATAGGGGTCCAACATCATAAAAGTGAATGTAAAATATTCAAATTGAGGGAACTTGCCATTCCAGTAATCAGAGCCATTAAAAGTGATTCCATCAAGAGGAACGGCGGTCAACATACTGCCTTCGCGATGCCACCAAATTAAATAGCGATGCGATGTAGTACCACTAACAAATTCTACAATGTCGTTCTCGAAAATCTTCGTCTGATGTCCATCGTTCCATCCAGTATACTGGCTAACTGTTTCTGGGTCGACTTCGCAATATTCACGCGGCGGTTCAAAGCCCCAATCACAAAAACCATCGCACATAATGCAGTGCTGAGTTTTCGGGTCATCCGTTGTAAGACAGACCTTTACCTTATCATGCTTAAAGTAGTCCCCGTATATCCATTCGCCGTTATCTAAGCGTTTGCCGCGAAATAGAATGTCTCTCATATACCCTCCATTAATTTTGTACTGTTTATCTTTAGGTCATATCTAGCTATAAATATTAGAGTGATAATAAACGCGCAATAAATTAGATCCATTTGAGTACTCCTTTGCATTAATTTTGCGTCACTTCCGTTCCGCTAATTCATGTCGCTATCGCGCCATTCATTTTGTATTGTTAGTATAACACCAAATCTTGGAAATGTCAAGCGCGGCGCAATACATTTTTACTTAATTGTTTTTGGGAACCTTCGGTCCCCCAGGAGCTCCAGAAAAACAAAGCTAAAGATGAGCAATTTTTATTGCGAATCTTAAGAGTATAAATACGTAGTATTTATACGATATTCTTTTGTAATAATCTTATGTTATAATACTTATATTATAATACTTATGTAATATAGTTAAGCTGCTTAACTTTGGTCAGTTAAGTAACTTAATTTAGCCCAGTTAAGCCACTTAATTTTGGTCAGTTAAGTAACTTTACTTTGGATCTTTTGTACGGAGGTTTTAAACTGATCTGCGGCGGTTTCATTGTAGGTTAAAATTCTTTGTCTCTTCCCTTCATGGGAGGAGATTTTTTTATCTATTAGGTTATGGTTTAAGAGTCGGTTTATAGACTTTTGCACTGTAACTGTGGTTGTAAGACACTTTTCAGCTAGGTATTGGTTAGATGCAAAACAAGTTGTACCGGTGTAAGAAAAGGAGTGGATGAGGCTTATTATTCTTGCATCTATTAGGGTAAATTTTTCTGAGGAGGGTTTATCAACGTTGTAGGCTATCATGGCGTCGAGGATTTCTTCGTCAAATGGGGTGTATTTATATGGATTCATGGTGACCTCCTGACATTAATTTTGTGTGGTTAGTATAGCACTTACATTTAGGATTGTCAAGTGATACGGGGAATTCGATAAGGATTCGTTAGCGTTTTTGAGGGTTGGAGAAATTGGTGTATACGATTTCAGTAATGATTTGTTGGTGTTTTTGAAGGTGGGAAATGCGGGTTACGGGAAAACGATAATGAATCATTGGTGTTTTTAAGGGGTGGATTTTTTTGTGGGTTAGGTCGATAGGTGAAAATAGGGTAAAAATGGGGGTGTGAAATGTGGTTTTTGATAATGAATCGTTGGTGTTTTTCGATTGTTTGTGGGGTAATTTGGATCAATTTTAGGGTGAAAATGAGGGTTAGTTTTAAGTGGCCCGGGGTGGTAATTTAGGGCCAGTTTTGAGTCAGTTTGTAAGCAAACCACCTTATATCAAATGTATAAATACCCCAACATATTGCGGTTTTATGCAGCCCTATGCACTATATATTGTATATTTATTCTATGGTGAATACTATTCGGGAAAATTTGCATTTACTCGAATTTGTGATATATTATAGTCAAATCAAGGGGATGACACCTACGACGGACAACAGCGACCATTCTTGAAAATTTAACACTGTTACCAGTGCGTTAATCGGCTTTAGCTTGAAAAAGCATTTTGTGCCTAGTATTGGTATGACTTGAAAAAGTCTTGCAGGTATGTTAAATTTACGGGAATATTGTAACTTGAAAACAAAAAAGGGTTGTAACTATGCATTGACAAAAGCGACAGTTTTGCATTAATGTCAAACATATGTAAGTTTACGATTATGGTTTGCACTCATTTGTGGTATATCCGTTTCATTTGCGGAAAGTACAACAAACCATGATGAAAGAATACATATGTGCTAATAGGGCATAATGCGTAAAGTATCCTAAAAAAATACTTAACTTGAATGCCACTAGTTATTAACCTTCATATAGGACTATGTTATACCCATGTGTATAAGTCCATGTGTTAGCTTTACGTTAACCGCCATGGCACGGGTTACGGGGCTAGGAGTCCGCAATGAAACCCCCCTAATTGATACTACCATTCCGATTCGATTCGAGTTGGCAAGTCATACCTCGCATGGAGAAAACCCCACACAAGCGGAGTGTTAAGCACTATATGTGTTACGGGAGGAAGGATGAAAGCAATGTCCGAGTATATCCATAGGGTTACTATATTTGTAACCGTATGCCACTATGGGTTACTTAGATAATATAGGTTTAACACTTGTATTACCTAAGTAGTCCATAGGACTATAATAATAATTCGGGGTAATTCCCCTAGGAGGTATAACCATGAATAACAATACTATGACCGTATCCGCTTCTACTCTTCAGGACTGCCTGACCAACAACAACCGCTATGCAAACATCCGCTTGAATGCTGACCAACTCGGAGCGGAGAATCTCAAGGTGTGGTCTGCCCTTGTGAACGACCTGCATTCTGCCGCATACTCTGTGTATGCCCTTTGTGAAAACAACGGTCTGACCGTTGAATCCGACTCTGTGGACAAGTCTGCCGTGTACAATGCTGTCCGTGTTATCCTTGCCGCAATAGGTGTGGTGAATGGTCACAAGCTTTGTGCCAATGAGGAACTTGTAACCCTTATCATTGGCTACGCAGGCAAAAGGGCTAACTCTGATTCTCCTGAGCTTCAGCTTTGCCTGTCTAAGATTCGCAACAGACAGAAGGAACTCGCCGAGTATGAAAACACCAAAGGTGTAAATCCCGAAACTATTCAGAATCTGAGGAATGAAATTGAGAAGCTGACCGAGGAGAAGAAAGCTCTTATTGACAGCCCCGACAACCGCATTAGGGTTGCAACCCGTAGCACTGCCAACGCATTCCGCCTTGAAGTAGAACACAGGCTTGCTAGGGCTATCTCTGACCAGAAGGCAAAGACTTGGGAAGAACTGGAAGCTGAAGCGGAAGCCAAGAGGAAGGAACGCAGGGCGAAGACTGCAGCTAAGAAGGCTCAGAAGACCTCCAAGTAACAGTACAAAATTAATGTCCACTAAATGGGGCAGGGGATAACTCTGCCCTTACCCTAATGCAGCCGAGGTCGGTCACAAGCCCGAGTAAATGCAGAGTGGGGTTTAGAGATGCTTAGTCTGGGATTAGCTCCAGACATTCCATGCCATAGGTGGCGTTATGGTATGGTCTGAGACCCTACGCCACACCATTTGAAAGGAGTGTGTTAATTATGAAATTTGACCCTGATATCATCAGATTCAACATCATATCATTAGAGGATATCCATGACAATGCTGTAGCCGTAATGGGTGGAGCATACTGGGCAGCTCAGGAAGTCCACAAGGATAACCCTGACTTTGGTGCATTCGTGGAGTATCTCTGCAACATGATTCATGACTATAAATTCTTTGGTTGGCATGAGTCTATTGCTCAGGCTATGAGAACATTCTGTAAGCTTGCCATGGTAGACCCTGCACTGGTAGAAGCTTACATTGGTATGAGATTTGAGGAGGTGGCACAGTATGTATAAACTACAAGTCCGCACATTATCAGACCACGTTGTAGCTACATTCATAGCAGGCTACACTATGCAAGAAGCTAATGAGTTCTACTATGCTTTCAAACGTAGTGTGCTGTACCAAGGTTACATCTTACATATCACAAGTCTGTAAAACCTATGTCATCAAATAAACCTATATAGAGCACTTGGACTGCATGGTTCGAGTGTTCTATTATGGGCTTATTTAAGTCTAAAAACAAGGAGGTAACACCATGGATTTCGATAACATCACAGCCTTTAAGACCCGTAACTACATCGGCCTTTGGGACTATAAGCTCCAAAGGTATGTCATTATGCCACAGACGGATGTGGTATTCCATGCTGAAGTTCTGCCCGAATGTAACAACTTCTCCGAGCTGAATGATGCAGTATTCAAGGAGTGCGGTGAGTTCATTTGGAGTACATCTGTGGTATACAACTACAATATGACCATATAAACCTATATAGGACACCTCGACCACATCGGGATGTCCCATTATGGGTTTATTAACTATACTACAAACCCAATAGGAGGAATGTATTATGTCAAGATTTGAACAAGAAGGAGTTGACCGACAACAAAGAGCAAGGACAAAATCATACGCTGTCTACAGCTTTAACCGCAGTTGTGATATCTGCTGTTATACTGGTAGACATATTGACTGTAGACATTGTGTCATTGCGGCAGCTCATGATAAAACTATGGAGGTGTTATCATGTTCTTTCTAAGTCTATGCACAATGTACATCTTGGGGTTCGGCATAATTTCCAACATCCTCTGTAATATACCACGAATTAAGAACATCATTGAAGACCTACTTAATATCTGACATCAATTGCACTAAGTGCAGGAATAGGAGAATGACATCATGGCAAGAATCACTATCCACGACAAGGCAACCGTTAACGCACATGGACTTCATAATGGAGGAACTCATAAGCCCGTAGTTTGTATCACTGATAGGAAGTTTTTTGTCAGTGGAATGGACGCAGCGGAATATTATGGTGTAAGTACGGGTACAATAAGTTTGATATGCAACGGTAAGCAGAACTGCACACTAACGCAAAAAGGAGTTAAGAAATTCTGTTTCCTTTCCCAGATACTCGAACATCTTGATGAGCTTTTCGCTGGTCCTGCAGAGGAAATTGAAGCTCTCAAAAAGGAAATTGCGGCTTATCAGAAGAAAGCTGAAGTCTGCGAGAAGGAAAACGAAGCTCTTAAGAGGGAAAACGAAGAGCTGAAAAAGGAACTTGCTGAAGCTCTGAAAAAAGCAAGCATACTGGACAAACTGTATGCCGAGCTTGAAGAAGAGCAGAAAGCAGAAGAGGAACGTCAGAAGGCAATTGCAGAAGCAGAAAAAATGGTCGAACAGCGTAAACGGATTTGTGAACAGCAGGATGCCGAATATCAGCGTTCGGTTTCCGAGCTTATGGAAGCAGAAAAGAAGCTTGCCGAATTGAAGGGAGATGCAAAAGAATGAGCATTGCAATAATTATGAGTCTGGGAGCAACTGTTGTTGGTATAAGCGAAAAGATTCTGGATCATTGCCGTCAGTGTAAGGTATACAAAAGACGTAGTGCAACGCAGAGAATGTGGAAGTGAAACCTATACAAAACGCCTAGGCGAAAGTCTGGGCGTTTTAATATGGGCTTTGCTCAAGGGAAAGGAGATGATAACTATGAAATACCCGTATGCAAGCGAAACAATAACTCTTGATGAAGCCAATGAACAACTGCACAAGACTACCGTTGGTTTCTTTCAGAACGACAAGGGAAAGTATATGTGGTTTTCATTGATGTGCGATGGTCCTTGTTTTGACACACTCAAGGAAGCATATGACGACGCTGTTGACTACCTCAATAACAATGGATATTAATATAAAGGGAGATGATAACATGCTTTACTGCCGACTGCCCAATGGAGAACTCATATCCAAGCGAAACGTAGACAACGCAATTGAAGTGCTGTCTAAGATTCAGAATGGATTTGAGGTTTTCGAAATCAGCGACAGTGAACTTTTCCTCAAGGGAAACTTTGTGGAAGCCGTGCGTCGTTACCATGAAAAGAATGGTGTTTCGTTGACTGAAGCAAAAGAAGCAATTGATATCCTGCGTAACGAATGGAAAGGAGAATAATTATGAAACCTATTGCAGCTATGACTATAATCCATACCAATGGAAACGGAAGTGATGTTCTCGTGAACAATGTTATTGCAAGGGAAATAGAACGCCAGCGGTTGAACTACGAAGAGAAGATGCGGAAGCTTACTGACGCGATAGAAGGGAGAGATAGGGTAGATATAGAGCGTCACAAAATCTTGGGAAGAAAACTAGCAGAGCTTCAGGAGCAGATGAAACCCAAGAAGGGAATCTTAAGAGCGGCAAGGGAATGTTGCATATTTGTATTCGTTGGTCTTGTCGCAGTAGGACAGTATCTGATAGGGAGGTAAGGGAAATGAGAATAATCTTGAACAAGCGCGGGAAAGAACATCCTATAACATTTAAACTGAACCGTTTCATCAATAACGGAAATCTGTATGTGGGTCTTATCACTCACGAAAACGGATATCCTGAGCCGTGGAGCAATCTGACCGTAAACCTGGGCGTCAAATGTGAAGAGAACTGTGCCTTTATCGACACCAACAATAACGGAAATGAAATCATCGACTGGCTTCTCGATAATAATCTTGGTCTGTTAACTGGAAGAGAAGCACGAAGTGGGTTTTGTACCTATCCTGAGTTTATATTCTTCCCTGATGAGTTGCTAAAATACACTACAGAAGGTGCAGACATATTAGAAAGGGAGATGATTAAATGAGCGTCAAAATAACAAAACATTCCTGCTACGACAAGGGAATTATAAGTGACACTGATAATATTAGCACTGTTATCGACAAGATGATTCGTCTTACTGCAAAGCTAACTGAATGCTACGCAAGTGATATCATCTACGATATTGATAATCTTAAAGCCGCAGTAAAGGAAGGGAAATCATATGATATGCTTCTGTTCTTCCGTGAATGCGGTGTGACCACAAGGGATACAACGGAATTTGATGAAGGAATGCTTGATGTTCTATTGTTTAACTTCACTCCTATACAAGTCTGGAGATTAACTCATGATCCTATTGAAATGGAAACCAAACTTATTAGGGTTAGCGTGCATAAGGATTTTTCATGGAGGTAAGGCAAATGAGATATAAAGCCCACGTTAATCTGCATGTTGCAGTAACCAGCGAGGATATTGATGATATCATGTGTTCTGCCCTCGAAGGTGGCATTAACTACTGGTGCAATGAAGCGAAAGTAAAGGGAGAATTCCTCGGAGAATATGCCAGTGAACAGATTTCTCGCAAGGGAACTTTGCTTTTGCGTGATGCAGAAGAGAATAAGGTTTATGAACTGACTCTCGAAAAGCTGCTCAAGGGAATTGAGTTGGCTATCGAGGGAAACTATCGTTCCGAGTATAACTGGTGGTGCAACGCAAGAATCGACACTTGTAACATTGACGCAGAAGTTGCTGATGCTATTGTGCAGCTTGCGTTGTTTGGCGATATGATTTACGGATAAGGGAAGGAGATATTCTTATGAAGCGTAAATCCCATGCATTTGGCAGGGATGTTTATTTCTTGGGTCAGGATGCAGAAGGTACAAACTACTGGCTCGAAGAAGCGAAATGGGACTGTGACTGGTATTGGGGAGGAGGTTATGTAGAAACATATACGAATAACAATTATCCTTCTATGTCAAGGGACATAAACAGCCATTCTCATTTTGACAGCATGTTCTTTAAGGGAAACGTAAACGGACATGATATGTTCAAAAAATTCTTTGCAGTAACTCCATTCACCGATGAGGAAATCTGGAAAATCTGCGAACTGATGAAGTCGTTCTATATTGCACGTCAGTATTCCGACATGCTGTATTGCGGCGGTGCTCATTATACATCGAATCCAGCAACGGAAACGATTAAAAATGAGACGGAATATGTTCGCATTAACAAGGTCGTTATCCCTAAAATCATGAATGCCCTGTATAAAATACTATCTGAATAACAGAAAGGAAAACGCAATGGTTAAGTTTACATTCTATGTCAGCACTCCTCGTGGAGGTTACTACAATACTCACTATGCAAGAAGTAAGAAGATGGCAAAAAGCAAAGTTGAACAATGGGACAAGGAATTTGAAGGAACTGGCTATGGCGTTAAGCTGATAAGTATCGAAGATTATCCTTACAAAATACCTGAAGGCTACACCTGTTGGTAACGGAAGGGATGATATTATGTATAAGGGAACGGCCACACATATGTTCATAGAAAATTGCTATGGAACAACGGAAAGACTCCATAAGGCACTTAAGGATGACTGGCATGAAGTACAAGGTGAATGGGAGGTTTTCGTAGATTATTTGTGCCGTGATGGTTTGATAACAATGAAACAGTATGATTCATGGATATTCCCATGGAGGAGGTAAGGGAAATGAAGATAACTGATAACGTATTCAAAGGTACGGAATTTAAGGAACTGAACCCTGGTACCACATTTAAGCGAGATAACAAGTATTACATAAAGACCAATAGGGTGCTAGATGGAGAGAATAATATGTATAATGCCGTAAAACTTAACGATGGCACTCATGTTTTTGTGGGCGTCAACGAAATTGTCTATCCATTCATGAGCGAACTTATTGTTTTAAAGGAGGTATAACATGAACGAGATAATTAGAATCCTGATGCGACGTGATGGTCTCACCTACGAGGAAGCGAAAGAAGCATATGAGGACTGCAGAGCGGAAATCATGGAAGCACTGGAAGGTTCAAGCTGTCTGAGTCTTGACGAAATACTGCAGGCAGAACTTGGACTGGAACCCGATTACATTTTCGACTTCATTTGAGAAAGGGAAAGCTATGATAATCAATACTTTAGGAGAATTGAAACCCTTTGGACATCTTGACTTTGGCAGTGTATTTCGATTTCTCAGTGAATATTTCATAAAAATAGAACCCGTCGATGGTAAGAGTGCAGTTAACTTATGCTCTGGTAGCGCAATGCGTATTGAATATGCAACACTCGTTCATCCTGTTAACTGTGAACTAGTCATTAAGTGAGGGAAATAACAGATGGCAATTAATGCGATAAGGGGCGGCGAAAACAAGAAAGACATGTTTTCACTTGCCCTTATGATTCTCCATGACGAGTGTCCGCCTGATAACCGAATGTATTATTGCAATATGGGCGAGGAACCTGAATGTGACTGTGAAACATGCTGGGAAAACTATCTTTTCTGGGCAGTAAATGGATATCAAGACAGAGATGACCCATATAGATTTGACAGAAAGAGAGACGAATAACAATGGAACCTAAATATTATCCCTGCAACACAGGTTATTGTCCCTATGGTGCTGAAAGCAGTTCTCAGTGTCGAGAATACTGCGGCCTTGGTGTGGATGAGGAGGATGAAGATGGAGATAATTCCGATTAACGGACATTATGAAGTCTATATAGATGGCGAATTCTATTGCAGTGCAGATACCTATGAAGAAGCAGAAAGGGAGATAGAAGATGGCAATTGACTGGAGTTACTTTGATAAATTTGACGGAATCGTCGATAAGTATTTGCCCACAAGAGGAGAAGGAACTACAAAGGCAACGCAAATAGTCACCGCTGTTAATAAGCTGATTTACAAGTGGTATAATGACGGCGATGTTTTCGATAATACTTATTGTCTCGATGGTTGGGCAAATGACCTGTCAAGTTATGCAAACTGGCTCGATAACCATACAGAAGAGGCAAGAGGAATCCTTAATAAAATCATTTTTTGTTTTAGCAGCGATGATTATGAGGAACTGCTAAAAGAACTGGCAGATAGGCTGCTGGATGAAGAATATCTTGCAGAGCAGAATGGAATTAAGGCAGAAGGTACTATTTACGACTGCAATGGAATGTTTGAGTTTAAGGAGAATTGCTATGACTACTAAGCAGCTCATTGGTTTCATCATGAGAGTTATTAGTCCCATAGGTTTGGGTCTTTCAATTGGTTGGCTGATAAGGGATTTCGGTTCTGGTACACTCTGGTACGCAATTGGAATTGCAGGTTTTACAGCAGCGATATTGGTTGGATATTATTTGGAAAAGAATTGAGGAGGTGTAACATGGATAACAGAAACGAAATGTTAGCAATAGACATCTACCAATGGTGTAAGAAACATCATCTCTGGGGTGACAACTGTATCTACTTCAACGGAATTGCACTCGCTTCATGGCCCGACTGGCATGGTGTTCCTGGCAAGAAAATTGATGAGGATCTTTACCAGTACGATGATAAGAATCCTCTGGACTACTTTGAATACGCAAATCCTGACACGCTTTCCATGAGCTTTGAAGGCCCACTCTATGCAGTGCTTAACGCATCTGTAAATGGTTGGGTTAAGCTCGAAGACCAGTTTCTTAAGCTTTTTAAGAAACATGGATACTATTATGAGATGGGACATGCGTGGAACTTAAGTGCATACGAATGGTAAGGGAATGATGTTATGAGTGTAACTAAATTCGTCTATGTAGGTAACAGATACAATAACAGATGTGCATTCTGCAAGACAAACGTATCTGTGAAGTATATCGTTACTCTTGATACCGACTATCCTAAGGAATCTATCGTCTCACCTGCAAGAGTTTATGCTTGCAACAAGTGTGTGCTTACTAGAAGGGAGAAGGCAAATGAAACTTTGGGTTGATGATGTGCGTCCTGCGCCTGAGGAATATATATGGTGTCGTAGCGTATCCGATTCCAAGAGTACTATACGACTTTTTGAAGAAGTTCTTGGGGAAACAATAGAACTTATTGACCTAGACCATGATGCAGGAGACTACGCAAGATTTGGTGGCGGTGATTACATAAAACTCCTTGACTGGCTCGAAGAAACTGGCCGCAACTATCCTATCCGAATTCACAGTATGAACCCCGTTGGTGTAGCTAACATGAGACGAATCATTGAGCGAAACGGATGGACGGAGGTAAAGTGACATGAAGAATATAATGAGAATTGATTTTACAGTTGGCTGTTCTAACTCGGATGGAGAAATCATAAGTGGAACAGAAAAGGAAGTTTGTATTCTTTATAACAGAACTGTTGTCACATACGATGAAGTTAAAGAATTGATTCATTCTGGAGAGTACGAGCACGACAATCGAATTGTTGTTACAACGCCAAAGCAAGCAGACAATCTAAGAGATGCTAACTACTAATAATGGAGGTAGAATAAATGCAAATGAAGGAAATCATTGATAAAGTTTCTGAGCTATACCGAGACGAACTATCTACCTCAAAGATTCTACAGAAAGAGCTTGACGAGGTAACACGAGAACAACTAAAAGCAGATTTTGAACGTGGTGAGAATATTACATTTGCTCGTTATCAATATTTAAAAGCAAGGAAACTAGCACTTAGACAGGAAATAGATTTGCATGCCAAATATTGTAGCGGCATTGCAGTTGTCCGTGAACTTCTTATGGACTTAGGATTTGATACGGAGGTAACGTAAATGGCAAAGGTAAACTACGATATACTTTATGAACAACTCGACAATCTCTTACAGGAAGCCCCTTGTCATGGTAAAGCATGTATTGGATATCAAAGCTGTGAGTATGGTATAGATGGCTGTTATGGTTCAGTATGCGCAATTGAAGAAGTTATAAAAGGAACTGTGTATTATCAAATAAAGGAGAAAGCAAATGAAACACTAAGGAGAGTGATGCAATGATAGTGTTATTACAATTTAGTATTCTAGGAGTGTACATGACTACATATGCTGGCAATTTCGAATTGATACGGAAACTTAGTTTCCTGTTAATCATCATTGGCATGATTGGTTCGACTATCGCATATGAAAACTTAAAAGAAAAAATTAAGAGATTGGAGGGACAAATAAACAAGAATGATGTTATAATAGAAACAAAATTAGTGAATGATAGGAGGTAACAATATGAGATTTGGAATTTACCCTGAAAATAAAACTCCTGAATTATGGTGGGGTGCAAGAGCGATCATCACAACAAGAGAAATCGATATTCCCATGGGCAGACAGAATTTTGAGGGAGATAAAACTTCTAAGAGTATGGATGATTTCTTCTGGTGGCTCAATAATGTTGCAATGCCACATCTGAACGAATGTATCAAAAAGGGAAAGACAAAGAACCTCAACATTGATTCTGATACAGGTTATTTTCACTGCGAGGCAGATGATAAGGATTCCGGTGGATATTTGTACATTGGAGCATGGACCGTCTAATATGGTCCTACAATAACAATACAAAATTAATGCGAGAAGGAAGATGAGTCATGAAAAACAGAACCATTTGGAGTAATGTGCTTGTTAACCCTGAAGACTGGAAAGAAGGTTATAAGGAAACGGCAGAAATCAACGGATGGGACGAAGACATAGAAAACGAAGAGAATTTGTGGAGATACATTGACGAAACGCTTGCGCAATATCTGGACGATGAGCGTATGAATCTCAATATCGAAACAGAAGGTCGTATTATTGCAATTGCAGACCTTGGTCTTTGGTATGGACGTAGGCAAGGATATCAAATTCTGGGTTGTAACGTAAATGAAATTTTTAACATGTCTGAGGACTATAACGAATATTACAGCGATGGATATAATATTCGAGCTAACTGCATATATCATGACGGAGCAAATCTCATTCTGTACAGAGTCATTCGTGAAGATCGTAATATTGATAATCTGCTGAATGCAATTTATAACGGAGAACTAATAAGTTCTTGGCGACTCAATTACTACACAAAGTCTCTGCATCCGTATGTGGCAAAAGCTTATGGATGGTAATAGAAAGGAGAATAAAAATGGGACAGTATTACAGGCCTATTCTTACTAGCGCGAAAGGTTTTGAAAGAGTTTATAACCGAGATGTAGATGGCGAATATACTATGGCGAAGCTTATGGAGCATTCTTGGTGGAAGAATGCATTTGTTGCTACACTTTGCAGGAAACTGCTCCGTAATCCTATGAAGGTTGTATGGGTTGGCGATTATGCTGACAGCGCAAATACTACTAATGGAATTGAAAAGGAAGAACTTACAAGACTTTGCATTAAGGCATGGAAAGGAAAGGGTATTGGCCTTAAGTGGGACCCCTTGTATCTTGATGAACTGTTCCTTGTAAACCACACAAAGAAAATCTATATCAACTGCGATGATTATTATAATAACTGCGTTAATGATGGTTGGTGTATTCATCCTCTGCCTTTGCTGACCG